CCGTTGACCTATAAATTTTCTAGCATTGCTGAATTATAGGGCCTTGTGCAGGCTTATCAACCTATTAGTCATATATATATAAACATAAATCGTTGTTAGTCTAATGCCGTACTATCACCACTTGACGGCGTTCGTTCAACAACTCGGTGTTGGGAAAGGACGTAATTGGCATATTTTGGTGCAAAGTCCAATTCTTCTAGACTCATCGGACTTGGAAGTTTTCCTTGATACATTTTGTCCTTTATTTTTCCGTTTATCGGCTTCCAAAAAGCCGCATTATATTCGATTGCCTTGCCGATATTTCGGCCGCCCCCTATACCTTCAAACAAGTCAGATAGTGTGTAGTTGCTGTCAAACAGCAGATCTATGCACTTTTCTCCGACTATATGATTGTATTCCGATGTAAATTTGTTCTTTGTCCGACAAAATGTGGGCTTGGGTAGGTGGCGTTCTGCTACCTGCCAGGTCTTCCATGTAGTCCCCAAATGACTTAATTGCATCGGCCGGCGTTTTGACCAATCTAGTATAATTCGGTGTCCTATACGGAGATCGAGATCGCTAGGCGTTCCCCAACTTCCATATGGGATGCCGAGTCCTCCGATCCATTCTGGCATAAACGCTGGAATTCTTGTTTTTTCTATTGTATCTCGGTTTCTTTTAAAAAATTCTTTCATAACCACTTCATGTAATCTTTCTGGACACATTCGCTGCAGTTCCCTTCCTAATGCTCCGAGGTTGTTGTATTGTGATTTTTGGTCTCCCATATTCACTTTACCACCACTCCGTTTGAGCCCATACATTAATCCCATATTCACATACTTTACCATCTGATAGGGGCAATTTCTTACCACTGTTCTTTTCGGTATATATGTGAGTATCCGTGCTTTTGGCGGTAGACCGAGCTGTATATTTCGCTTTTTGTCGATCTTGTTTTCATACGTTGCTTCATGGTTTACTGTGATCTTATGATCAGGGTTTATAATGAAACAGGTTGAATTCATTTCGACGAATTCTCGCGATACGTAGGTTTTACCTACGCTCTCTTTCAAACCTACAAATGCTGTTACTTGTTTCCAGTATTTGTACAGAGATAGATGAGATTTTACTGCTACGTCATCACCGTTAATAAGCATATTGCACTCTACTAATGATTTTACTCGCTTTTCAGCTAGTTCGATCGACCATCTTGTCATAGCCGCATTTGCGACACATAGCATCGGAAATGATGCTACGCTGCCCATTAGCTGCCCTGTTGCTTGATGATAGTAGTTGTATTGTATGGTTCCGTTTGTAGTGATTTCGGTTTTAAATGTTAAATGTGTGAGATTATCTTCTAGAATTATTTTTTCAATATCGGCTAAATTCATTAACGTCGCGAATTCATCTGCGATCGTTTCTGAGACATAACTATGGAGTTCATCTGTAGCGGCCGCATAATCTCCAGATAAGAATGATTCATCGTGCGCAAGCCCCTGTTTCAGTCCGTTGAGGACTTCTTCTTCGGTAATCACGTCACCTGTCAACTTGAAGGTGGGGTGAGTGGCAACTATATTTCTTATCCATCGCATTATATTTGCGAGAACCGTTTGTTGCATAGCAGGCATTGCCGTTATCATTCGCACTTTTAGTGCCTCTGGTAACGGTACCGGTCGTGCTTCACGCGGTTCATCTTTTGCCAATTTTAGTATTCTAAACCATAGTTTACTGAATTTTTCCGTTAACATTTTATTATCGATAATTACTGAGTGATTATTCATTTCTTCATCTTCTATCATTTCTTCTTCTTCCCTTCTTGGTAACTCTTTTACTTTTAGATACCCTCCCGGTGTACGTAAATCATCAAGTAGCGTCGGGTGACATAGGATTTCTCCTACGGAACCTGCCTGTTTATTTGAATTGATGTACGATGCACTGGTTGAAGGAAACATAAGTTTAAGTCGGTCTTCCATACTAAACTCTTTCCCCTGTCGTTTGTCACGATAATAGGAGTAGATTTCGCGAACTGTCCGACGTAATTGCTGTTTCACTGTTTCTACGGTGACTTCAGTTTCTACGTCGTTAAATTCGTCTATATCCGCCCATGTTCGTGCAAATGTCAGTGGCTTTGGTTGTTCCGGTTTTGTTGTGATTGCTTTTATGAACTTCTCAGACGCACTCGCAAGTTCTGCGGGTCCTGGACGTGGCATACCCTTCTTGGATTGTTTAATTGATTGTAGCAGTTCTTCGGCCTCGATTCTGTCATCGATGTTGTTAGTGACTTGTTTGTCATGTACAAATCGATTTAGAAATCGACCGAGACCTCCTCCTACAAGAAACTTCGGATCGTCTTCAGTTTTGAAGGGCGGTTCCGGGAGTGTTTGCACTTTCCAAAATGCATACCATGCCGCTAGTTTATATTTCGCAACTTTTATCCAATTACCATCTAATTCTAATGATAGTTTTAACCAATGATCTAATGTCTTTGTCATATCTCCCTTCCCCTTATATCCGAACAGTTTTCCCACTTCCCATA